ATAATTATACTTTACAATGATAGAACAAGCAAGTCTAGTATTGGGTAATGGCAATTGGGCCGTCAAGTCAGACAGTCTATTGGGCTACAAGACAATTGATGGGAAGTACTACCCAAGAGAGATGACATTCACTCGTGCCACAACAGGCACCCGTGTTAACGAGGCAGGATTAGTAGAGCTTGTACCTTATAATTTTGTTCAGTATAGCCAAGAGTTTGAAAATGCTTATTGGGATAAATATAACACTACAATTACTGCAAATAATGCAGTCGCTCCCGATGGCACAACTTCGGCAGACCGTTTAGTTTTAAGCGGAACTTCAGCAGATTCAAGAAGTATATATAAAACAGCACCAATAGTTACTGCAACTACTACGGTTACATTTTCAACATTTGTGAAATATGTAGATAAACAATATATACAACTTGTTTTTAGTGGTGGGTTTTCTTTACAATTTGCCAATTTTGATTTAATAAACGGAACTGTTACTAATGGAACTTATGTTAGTGCAAATGTTCAAAGTTATGCAAATGGATGGTATCGAATATCTATTACCACTACGAGCTCGAATACAAATTGTTTGCCTTTTATTTGGGCAATAGATACAGCACTTGCATTAAGAGCTTCAGATTCTACAAGTACGGGAACAAGTGCATATTTAATTTGGGGCGCCCAAATAGTTGATGGCACACAACCATTAGACTACCTTCCAACAACAGACCGCCTAGACATCGCTCGTATTGACTATTCAACAGGGTCACCTGCTTTGCTTTTAGAGCCGCAGAGAACTAATTTATTGACTTATAGTTCACAGTTTGAGAATTCTGCATGGATAAAAGTAGGAGCAACAGTAACTGCAAATAACATTCTTGCTCCTGATGGAACTATGACTGCAGATAGAGTTGTTTTTGGTGCAGCTAGTAACTATATATATCAACAGACATCATCTACTGCTACAACTGCAAATAAAAGTATATATATAAAAGGAACTGCAGGTGAGACTATTTCTTTAGATGATACTTGGGTTTTATCACCTTCAAACTTAATTACCTTAACAGGAGATTGGCAAAGAGTTAATTTTACAAGCACCACAACTACAGGTCAAGGTCAAGGTTTAGCAATTAGTACATATCAATCAGCAACTGCAAGAACAATTTATGTTTGGGGCGCTCAGTTAGAAGTAGGTTCCTACCCAACATCCTACATCCCAACTACATCGGCATCTGTTACAAGGAATGCTGATTCAGTATCTAAGACGGGAATAACGTCTTTGATTGGGCAGCAAGAAGGAACGGTGTTCTTTGACGGGGTAATTAATGGGTGTGATAATCCAAGTGCTAATTTAATTAATACGGAAAGAAATACAACCGCATCATTTGGTATTGGTTATGTAAAAGCTTCTTCCCAAATTGGAGCATTTATATATTATGGGGGTTCATATATTGGAGTTTTAGGAGCAAGCATTGCAATAGGTCAAAGAGCAAAAATAGCGTTTGCCTATAAGAGCGGTAACACAACTCTTTATGTAAACGGAGTTCAAATTGGTACAGATACAACACCTTTTACTTTTCCCGCATCCTTAGATGATATTTTTATTGGTGACCCTGTTACTTATTTTGCTTACCAAGAAAGCATTACAAACAACGCAACAGTGCTCTATAAAGAACGCCTAAGTAATTCAGAATTAGCAACCCTCACAACCTTATAAAAATGATTTACAAACTTACATACACAGACAAAGCTACAGCAGTAGCGGACTTAACAGCTAAAGGGATTTTAGTTGAAAGTACTTTTCAAGAACAAACATCTTTGGTATACGGAGAAGGTGTGGCTGCGGTTGTTGAGATAGGAAAAATTATCGTGACCCCGCCAGTAATGGATGGAATGGATATTGTAACCCCACCCGTCTACGCTGATGGCTACCATTACGATGTTATGAGCGAAAACGTTTACGACTTCGGGGCAAACTTAGTAGAACCTAAGAACCCAAAACACGCATTTGCAGGTCACGCAGTAACAGAGGAGTATGTACCTCTAGATATTACAGAAGAATGAATACACTAAACTTATCCACCAAAAGAGGGGACACCTTTGCTGAGGTTCCTTTCCAGATCAATGTAAACACTGTTCCTTTAAATCTATCAGGGGCGCTTATTCGTATGCAGTTAAGAACTGATTATGGTGGAACTGTATATCAAGAGTTCACATCTGTAAACGATGAAGGCATTACGATTACCAATGCTGCCAATGGTGAATTTAAGATAAACGAAACTATTATTAACTTAGATGCCAAAGCGTATAAATACGATATAGAAATCACTTTATCAAATGGTGAGGTGAATACATGGATATCAGGAGTATTTAGTGTTATAAATGACGTTACAAGATGAGTGTAGATATTTCAGTTAGCATAACAGAGGATAAGGTAGATATTATTGCTACACCTACAGTTAACATAGTAAATGTTACTAATTCAGCATCTATTGATCCTGGGTTATATGATCTTTCTGAATTCACCAATACTAGTGTTAATCCATTCGTAAGAACAAGTGGATTATCTTCTTATGTACCTACATCTCGCACGTTAACAATAAACGGAACAACCCAAGACCTTTCAGCAGATAGAACGTTTACCATTTCAACAGGCATAACAATCGGCACAACTGCTATCACTTCAGGTACAGTCGGACGGGTGTTATTCGAGGGAACGGGGAATGTAGTTCAGGAGAGTGCGAACTTGTTTTGGGATAACACGAATGGAAGGTTGGGGATTGGGACGAGTAGTCCAAGTACAACGCTACACGTTGTTGGTCAGGCTACAATATCAACGGCATTAAGCATAAGTGGTGGCTTTGTAATGACTGAAGCAGGAAATGTTCACAATTTCACCGCACCTGCAACAAATAGAACTATCCGTTTTATTACAAATAGTCAATCCTACAGTTTATTCTCAACGGGAAATTTTGCAATCAACACAACAACCGATGCAGGTTTCCGCTTAGACGTTAACGGAACTGCGAGGGTGCAGGATGACATTACTGTTAGCAGAAATAAAAATCAAACCACAGGGGTATTTATATCTAATACAACTAATTCAGCATCAAGCGCGGTAGCTATAAATTTAACGAGTTCAAGTGGTGAGGCAGTTTTTGCTAAAAAACCCGCTTTAGGTTCTGTATATAAAACCATTTCAGGAAACGACACTTATATTTATAACGGAACTGCGGGCGATATTTCAATACTTAACGATTTTGCAACGGGACGCATTAAATTTGCAGCAGGTGGTGCGAGTACCGCTCAAATGACTTTATTCAGCACGGGTAATCTTGGCATCAACACCACCACAGACGCAGGCTTTAGACTTGACGTGAATGGTACTGCGAGGGTGCAGGATACACTGACTGTTGTTAAAAACCAAAATCTTGGTACTTCTTTAAATATTACTAATACAACGTCAAATTTTTTAGCAGGTGCAGTTTTAACATTAACATCTGACGCATCATCAGGTAACGCTCAGCTTGGCAAGTATTCAACTACCACAACTGCATATAAAACTTTATCACCTAAAGATGTTTGGATATACAATAGTTCTACGGGTGGTGATATTTCAATACTTAACGACTTTGCAACGGGGCAAATTAAATTTGCAGCGGGCGGTGCGTCAACTGCTCATATGACAATCAAATCAAATGGTAGAATAAATATGTCAGCACTACCAACCTCAGCAGCAGGACTTTCCGCAGGCGACATTTGGAATGACGCAGGAACATTAAAAATAGTTTAAAAATAAATATATGAAAGCAACAACACCAACAAACGGAGTAGCTATTGAACCCGTAGTCTACCCACTTAACGAAGGAACGGCAACACGAATGACCGTACTTGTTTTGAACTTCGAAACAACTGCAACAACTTGCACAACTTACTACGAACTTTTAACCGAAGAAGGTAAGTGCTTAAAGGCTGACAACTACACGCTAACACCTGAGCAGTTCGCAGCTTGGGGGCAAGATAACAACGTAGTGAATGAGTATGTAGCTGAGGCTATCGGGGTAACGATTATTTCGTAACTTAGCAAGAAAAAAGCTATGTTAACACTATCCGAAAAACAAGTAAAAGAGATTGAAGTGCTAATCGGTGAGATGCCAGGCAAGTTCGCAATTGCACTCTTGAATATCCTAAACCAAAAGGCAGAAGAAGAGCCTAAGGAAGATGTACAATCCTAAATCTAGAAGGACAACAAAGCAAATTGGGGCTGTCAAGAAGAAAACTCTTGATGGCCTCACTGCTAATAAAAACATTGATGACATCATTGCTCTTTCAAAGTTGTCCAATACTCAAGGTTTAGAAATTAAAAGCATTGAATCTGATCTGTCAGGAATTCATTCTGACATCACCACTATCAACAACACCAAGCAGAACAAGCTTACATTAACCACAGATGGATTCTACGGCCCTTCTACGCTCGTTAATGACGTACTTAATGTTCCAGACTATTCAGCAGCTCCAAGAGGCTTATATACTCAAACAGACAGAAGTATTCCAATCAGCAATACAACTGTAGAGACATCTCTTATTAACGGTGGAGTCGGTACTTTATCTGTACCTGCCAATGGATTTCAAGTAGGAGATAGCTTCTTTGCGGTTGCTACGGGATATTTGTCATCTGTAAACAACCATACACTACAGATAAGAATTAAGAGTGATGGAACTATATTAGCTGATACAGGTATTATAACTATGTCTGCTGCTACAAATAAGCATTGGAAATTAGATGTATACTTTACGATAAGAACGTTAGGAGGTCCAGGAGTAGCTTCAATTGCAACAGGTGGTACATTTGTTTACACTAAGGATGCATCAAACTCATTTGAGGGAACTAACTTCAGTACAGAAACATTTACCGGATTCAATACCACGGTAGATAATACCTTAGTTGTTACGGCACAGTGGGGACAAGCAAGTACAGGAGACATAATTTCAAGTCAAATATTCACTTTAACAAAAACATACTAATGCGATACGTTATTATTTTATTGATTGTATTATCTTCTTGTAGCCCTAAGACTAGATTTACAAGACTTATTACTAAGCACCCTGAGTTACTTACATCTGACACTGTTTTAGTGCGTGATACGGTAAGAGTTGTTGTACCTGAGGTTAAGGTTGACACAGTTGTAAAGGTGAATGATTTGCTAGATACTATCTTCTTAGAAAAAGAACAGCTCAAGGTAAAAGTATGGATGAAGGGTGATCAAGTTTTCATCGAAGGTAAGTGTGACACTGTATACGTAGAGCAGATAATTGAAAGGAAGATACCTGTTAAATACTATGAGAAGACTCCGGAATGGAAGATGCTCTTAAATAACACTTTACCTTTTTTAATTATTTTTGCTATAGTTTATTTTATTTACCGATTTATCAAGAGATAATGCAAGAGTTGATTCAGTTTGGAATGGTTACGGCCATCGCTATTATAGGATATTTTTTAAAGATGGTACACGCAGATGTTCGTAAAAACACTGAGGATTCAGGTAAGCTCAAGGGAAAGATTGAGTTAGTAGAACAGGAATCCCGTCTCAAATATCAGGCCATACAGGAACAGACTCAACTTGAGATTAAAAGTTTAGCAAGAAGCGTATCTGAATTATCAGACGCAGTAAAACAACTAATAATTAATAGATAATGGATACAGTATCAACAACACCTGACTTTGGTGTATTTTCACAATTGTCTGAGTACGGACCTTTAGGACTTGTTGTCTTGGCATTAGGTTACGTAGCTTGGTTATTTATCAAAAGATACTTAGACGAAACTAAGAAGTAATGTCATTTGGTCCTTTTGAAGTATTAACTCAGTATGGTGTGCTAGGATTTGCTGTCCTGGCACTTGGTTATTTATGTTGGATGTTTCTCAATCGACTTATGCAGAGCGAGGATAATCTTAAGGCAAAGGTAAATGAGTTAGAAGGAGAGTATCGTGAGAAGCTTGACAGTAAGCTTACAGAGAGCACTGAGAGCTCTAAAAGTCTCAAGGAGATAGTTCTGATGTTCTTAAGTAAGAAATGAAACGTAAGCTCATCATTGTAGGCTCTCTATTCATTACACTAGTGGTAATGCAAGTATTCTCAAGCGGACATGGTCACGTTGTCGTAGTTGAGGATAACATACAGCTTACAGGAGATAACAAGAAGCTTACAACGGCTAATAAGAAGCTTACTACAAGTGTAAAGGAATTAAAAGCTGAAAACGAAGAATTAGTAGAGGACAAGGAGAACTTACAGCAGATGGTATCTGAGGTTATAGGTGATCTTGACAGCACTAGATCTGTAGTAAAAGATATTAAAAAAGAATTAGCTAATGAAAAGGATGTTATTCGTAAGCAGTCTACTGGTAAAGAGTTTGATTTTCAGCCAATCAAGCTACCCACTTCAGACGGTAATTAATGGAGATTCAGTAGTTATTCTTACTAAGGCTCAGGCTGATACTATCAATGCTATATTCGATAGTCAGAGAGCTAAGATTTCTAAGTTTAAATCAGAGGTAAAGACCAAAGATTCTATTATATCGATTAGAGATACGGTTCTTATGTTTTATAGTCAACAGGTTGTTCAGTATAAGAACGTGATTGACCTACAGATTGTACGTGAGGATAAGTTAGATACCATACGTCAGTGGCTTCAGAAGAGAGCGATTGAAGGAGCTTGGATATACTATTCATACATTAACAACGAGATAGTAGCTGTAGACCTCTCTGATTACGTTGTAAGAAAGGATGATTACACGGGTGACATTATGTTCTACAAGAGAACTGATGATTGCCCTAATGATAATAAACAAAAAGAACCGCCTGTTGGTTGGCACTACGATGTGGTAAAACCAAAAAGACCTAAATTAAATATATTTAAATTATGAAAAAGTTTTTCAGAGAGTTGATCTCGGATGATAATCAAATTAACGAGCAAGCCTTTGTAGGTGTTATCTCGTTTTTCGCAATGGTGTTTGTCTTATTAACAGATGTAGTCACCGGTGTAATTGGTAATGAATTAGTCATTAAAGAATTTATCTTTGATGGATTTATGTTACTAACTTTAGGAGCGTTTGGTATTACTACTGCCGGACGTATTATGAAACTTAAAAATAAAGATAAAGATGCAACTGAGTAAAAATTTAGCATTAGCAGAAGTAACACGTAGCGAAACTGCAAAACGTAAAGGCATTTCTAATATGCCTACACCTGAGCACTTAGAGAACTTCAAGAAGTTAGCTGAGAACGTATTCCAACCTATCCGTGAGCACTTTGGTGTTCCTATCCACATCTCATCCGGGTACAGAAGCAAAGCGTTGAATACTGCCGTAGGGGGGAGCCTTTCCAGTCAACATTGCACTGGTGAAGCGATTGATATTGACATGGATGGTACATCTATCACCAATGCTCAAATCTTCCATTTCATCAAAGACAATCTAAATTTTGACCAACTTATCGCAGAGTTCCCTGTAAATAGCAATCCTGCATGGGTTCATGTGTCATATGAAAGTTCAGGAAAACAACGTAAGCAAATTCTTGTAGCTAAGAAAGTTGGTGGTGCTACAAAGTATATACCATACAAAACAGATGCCGATTTAAAATAATGGCATACGTATATAGACATATTAGACTTGATAAAAATGTACCATTTTATATTGGTATAGGCAAGAGTGATTTAAATTTTAATAGAGCTGAATCTAGTAAAAATAGAAATCCATATTGGCATCATATTGTTAATCAGACAGAATATAGAGTAGAAATACTAATGGATGATTTAACATGGGAAGAAGCTTGTCAAAAAGAAATTGAGTTCATTTGTTTATATAAAAAACATTCTCAATCAGGAACTCTTTGCAACATTGCTGATGGTGGAGGTGGCGGATATTTAGGTGAAGAGATCAATGAAAAAAGAAGACAATCTCTTATTGGTCATAAAGTATCAGAAGAAACTAAAAAAAAGATTGGCCTCAAGTCTAAAAATAGAAAGCATACCGAAGAAACCAAGCTTAAAATGTCCATTATACATAAGAGTAAAAATACTGGTCATTGGTTAGAAAGCAAAGGACATAAAAACGGAAGAGCTTTTGAAGTACATCAGTACACGAAAGAAGGTGTTTTTATTAAGACTTGGGAGTGCGCACAATATGCAATTAATGAATATAAATTAAATAGAACAGCTATAACTGATTGCCTAAAAGGAAGGCAAAATACAGCAGGTGGTTTTATTTGGAAAAAATAATTAGAAATGAGAAATCGACTAGCCGGAACTAAGAGAGGTAAATCTGCTACTGCAAAGTACTATCAGAACAACCCTGAAGCTCGTGAGAAGAAGAAAGAGTATGATACTGAATACCATTCTACTCCGGCTAGACGTAAGTACCGTTCAGTACTACAGGCGATTAATCGCAAGAATGGAACACATGCGAATATGGATAATCGTGATGTCGCGCATATTTCTAAAACTAAAACCATAAGTCAAGCACAATCTAAAAACCGTGCTGACAAGAAACGTAAATTCTTTAAGTAATGGCTAAGCAGGCAGGCAATAACGTGAAGCTTGAGACCCCTAAGAAGAAAAGACCTGGCGTACATGCCAAGTCTAAGACTTCTAAGATTAAGGGTTCTAAGAACTATAAAAAGCGAAACGTAGCGCAGGGTCGTTAATTGACCTCTACAGTAAATGTTACCTTCACGTTCGAGAAGGCATCATTGATTTTCTTTAAGGTAAGGAATCCATGTGGACCTCTACCTTCTTCAACACTTAGCAATACTTTTTCTTTCATACCAATCTTTTTGGAGAATGGCTCTGCGTGCATTCTAAAATGTTGTACCCGGATGATCTCTATGATTTCTCCGAAGTCTTCTGCTGTGATATCGAGTTCGTACTTAGCCATGTATAGCAAATGATATTAAGTAACCAACTGATATTCCAGCTAGGAAATGTAATAGGAATTCGTAGTAATGTTTTTTCATAAGTCAAAGTGTATGTTATATGATTCGAGGTGTTCTCTTATTTTTCTTCTAAGCTCATCAGCTGCTTCCATCTGCTCTTCAGTAGCTTCTTTGTTTCCTATGTATCCGTGCTTAACTATTCCACGTAGGTCTTGATCTAAATCCCACATAGCTGCTTTCCAGTTGCCTCCATTGATGGCATCTATAGCATCTCTTTCGTCATCAAATTCAATTGTTATTTTCATAGTACTTAATCGGTTTATTTACGTTTATGTATACGTTATGTGGCAATAATTACCCCTTATACTTTCTAATGATGTAAAAAGTTCGGTTTAAATCCGAATCTAGATGTGGTTCATCTCCTAATCTAACTGGATACCAAGCAATGGTGTAGCCGTGATTCGCAGTATAGTCTTCTTCCTTTACAGGATTTCCATTAACACTTACAAGATATATCCATGGTACATTGACTACAAGTTTTAGCTCGATGCCAATCTTTCTCATCCTGTTTATGAATACCTCTATCTCGTTCATCTTATTTTGATTTATCGTAACTATCTATATTCATCAACTCAATGATGCTTTCCTTTTGATGTTCTTTAAACTTTCTGTATGCAATCTCCTTGCGGATTAGATTCATGTGCCAATCAGGACCACCGTAGTCTAAGCAAGCCTCTAAGTGATCGTCCTCCATCTCGCATAGTGGTATAAACGTAAGTGGTCTCTTACCGTCCTTACCACGGCTACCTCTTGTTGCGTACTTACGCACTATCTCGTAGTCATCGTCAGCGTAGACAGCAAATAGCTTAATCTTTCTCATGTCCTTAGCACCGTATCTAAGATAGGCCGTTCCACCATCTACCATCGCCTCGTTAGGGCAACTACAGGTATCGTAGTCATGTCTGTGGTAGCTAACGATGGTCTCGTTGCACTCTAGGCAGGTCACTGAGTTGTATACTATTTGTTTGTCCATAATGTGTTATTTAAGGGACTAATGTTGTCTTTTTGTTACTTAT